ATTTATAAAAGGGTCTATGTTAACATTTGTTGCCCACTGTTGTCTTGCTGGTTCTTGATTAGAGTAGATAAGTGTGGCTAAGTAAAAATCATTATTGGAAATGTCATTATAATTTATTTTAGAACTAAGATTCCACCCAAAAGAACTATTGAGATAATCTTTTAAATAACCATATTCTTGATATGGTAAAAAACTATCGTAAACAGCATAAAAACAATCACCATACGATTGTTCCTTTTTGCACTTTTCTAAAAACTGTTCTTTATTCATGTTTCTCTACCTAAAGTTTGGACCTAAAACCCAACATACTAAACTATATCGTGTACCTTTTGTCACTGGAACTACGCCATGCTTCATGTAAGAAGGAAAAAAGATAGCTGTCCCTTGTGCGACAGAATCTTCTACAACAAACTTTTCTTTGTCATCTGGAAATTCAAAAGTACCTCCTTCGTAATACTCTGGAGAAGTTAATTGTATGGAAACAGATAACTTTCTTACATGTTGATTATGGGGCATATTCTCATACATACCATCTTCATGTGGCTTGTAAAAACCTTGATTTTTTTCATCATATTTGGTTATTTGAAAAGGCTCTGGATCAAGTAATTCAAAGTTATAAAATTGATTATTAACATTTGTTATTAATTCTAGGATTGGTTTAAATATATCTAAATGTTTAATAGAGCCAGTTAGCCAACTTGTTTCGCTTTTTCTTATATCAGGTTGATTACCCGATTCAGTTTTAGCTAATTGAAAGTCTCTTTTAGCTCTTTCAATAATTAAATTACACAAGTCAGAGTTAATTGCGTTTTTAGCTATAACTATATTTCTTTTCATTCAGACACCATTGTATTGCAATATAAATCTTCTCTTTCATCATATTGATGTTTTGGATAGTGCTTACCGTCTTTTTCTATATAGTGTAAAAAGACTTGTCTATGCCAATCGTAAGGTAATTCATGTCTCCAATGTTCTTGATCACATCCTTTATATATAACACCTTCACCTATGTCTAGTTTAAATATTTGATCTTCTACGTTTATACCCCACATATCACTCGTATCTGAAGCATCAATACAAAGAGTAACACTTACTTCACAAGAGGGTCTATCTGTGTGTGGAGGGCAATCTTGTTGTTTATAATAAGTTCGCCAAAAAGAATAAGTGGGAACTAAAAGTTGCCCATAAGATTCTTCTATCTTGGGTTTTAAAAAATTTAATAAGCTTTCAAAAACTGGATCACAGTAAACACTTTTAGTACCATTAAACATATCAGAAGTAGCCGAAGGAAGTTTAGCTTCTAAATGTTCCATGTGCATAGATAAACATTTAGAATGACTGTCATCCAAAAGTTTTAATTTTTTGTTAATCATCTTTTGCTACCTTATAGACGAATCTATAAGAAATAAAGACACAAGTCAAATATTAATCCCAAGGGAAAGAAGAAGTAAATACGTCATCTGAATCAGTTGTTCCTTTAGCTGTAGACCCATGTATTTTTTCTTGAAAGGAAATATCTGCCTCTATATCTGATTTTACCTTTGCTAAAGTATCTGAATGAATTCTACTTTCTATCCAAGTTATTACATTAGCTTTTGTGACACTATCATAAGCCGTAAAACTACTATCAATGCTATCAACATCCATATCTAAATCAAATGTACCTACAGCATCGATACTTCCTATTGTTTCACTTACTCCTTTTAATTCAGCCTCTACTCTTAATATAACATCTGAATAAGTAGTTCCACTTTTTGCTATATTTTTAGTATATAAAACTTTTATATCCCAATTATATGTTGCCATTATTCTGTACCTCCTGCGACTGTACCATTATTTGTAAAAGTTATATTGCTTGCTCCGTCAAGATAATTTCCTGCGGCTCCAACAGATCCTGCCGCTCCTCCAGCTTGACCATTTCCAGTTGAGTTTGCTCCTGCTTGACCTGCTTGAGCAGCACCACCAGCAGCTCCATAAGCACCACCAGCAGCTCCATTTCCACCGTTTCCACCGTTTCCAGCTTGTCCAGTTGTACCAGATCCACCACTTGCTCCAGCATCACCTCCTGGTTGGTTTTGAAAACCTCTGCCTAAACCTCCAGCTCCTCCAGCAGCTCCAGCATGACCTGCTACTTGAGTTTGTTGTGGAACTGATTGAGGAAAAGTTCTGTATATTTTATAAGAAATAAAATTCGCTGTAGGTTGAGTTGTACCTTCCATCGTAGCGATACCCAAAGTTCCAGAACCTACTTGAGCTCCTCTGGTATAGGTATAATTTCCTATAACTTTAGTTGTTGCATTATAAGGACTAGTGTATGTATTTGCAGTCGGAGCAGGACCATATTGTGCTCTACTAGTTGAAACTCCAGAAGGTATATTTGCTCCATTGGGTAGTGCATTTGGAGCTATATTCCCAAAAACTTGAATTCTGTTCCATCTATAATAATTATTTGCTGGACCACCATAACCAGGACTTTCTTGTCCAGTTGTTTGAGCTGTTCCTTGTTGTTGAAGTGCTCCTCCAGCTCCACCGCCACCGCCTCCAGCACCGCCACCGCCTCCAGCGAGCATACTTCCATTATTGACTAATGTTACTGCAACTGCCGCTTTAAAAACATCACCTCCAGCAGCACCATTTCCTCCTGCTGCCGCAGCACCTCCAGCACTACCTCCAGCACCTCCAGCACCTATAAGAGTTCCATTGTTTGTTATGGTTATAGTTCCATCACCACCACTATCCGCTTCTAAAGCAAATTCAGCAGTATTTGCTGAACCTAAAGTAATAGGAGAAGGTATTATCACCTTTTTAGGATAGTCTGCTTGATAGTCTGTAGGACCAAATAAACTTGATAAGTTTTGATCTGTAGCAGGACTAGAATAGGTAAAAGTAAAACCTTTACCTTGGTCGTAAAAATCACTTGCATCTAATGCACCAGTTGTTGGAACACTTGCGGCATCATTAACTGCATTATTATCTGGATTTTTTGCTCTTATGCTAGAGCCACCTCTATAAAGATCGCCAAGACTAACAGCACTCGATCCACCTACAAATTCTGTTCGTAGTGCAGAAAAAGATAATGATTGTCCAGAACTAGGTATAGCCATTTATTTCGCCTTTAATTCTTCTATTTCATTTTTTAATTCTTTTATAGCTTCAATAAGAACAGAACATATTTTACCATAATCTACTGACTTTGTTTGCATATCATCGTCTGCCGTAAGAACAACTTCTGGTAAAACTGCTTCCATGTCTTGTGCTAAAACACCAACTTGCTCTCTAGCATCTTCTACATCATTTCTTTTGTAATAGACACCCTGCATCTGCATAACTTTTGTCAAAGCATTTGTTATTGGTTCAATGTCAGTTTTTAATCTTTTATCAGAAAAAGCCGTTACATCATTATTAAATGTTGCGGCTCCAGCAGCAGACATGTCTATTGTTAATGCTGTTATCTCACTTGTTGAGTCTTGCCCTTTGATAATAAAGTCTTTGTCATCAACTTGTGTGTTAATTATAAAATCACTTGAAGAATTTGAAATTTTTGCAATTAATGTGCCTGCATCTTTAAATAAAATATCTGCCCCATCTGCATCAAGAATAATGTCCGCAGCAGAATCTAATGTCATATCACCAGAGTTTGTTTTAATTGTGCTTACATTTACCGCACCACCAGATAGATCTAAATCTACAAAAGCATCAATAACTGCGGCTCCACTACCTGCTCCATCTAAATATACTGCTTTAGTATCCCCAGCACCGATAGTGATATTTGCTCCACTACCTTGACTAATTATAATGTTTTGAGAACCACCAGTTGCATTTTCAATAATATGAAATCGTTTAAGTGTGTTTGGACCAATAGTTATAGTACAAGCAGAATCTAGTGTACCAGTGTATTTAAGAAATAAAGCTCTACCTGCGTCACTAGCTCCATCGGCTATGGTAGTTGTATGAGTATCAGCGTTGGTTGTTATACCTTCAGTTCCAAAACCTAATGCTTCACCAATAAGTTCTAAATTAGTATTGGTTTTTGTACCCCAAGTTCCCGACTGTTCACCAGTATTCATCTCTTCAAGTCTTAAATTATTTACAAACGTACTTGCCATTATGCCACCTCTCTCCAGTTAGCTATTTGATCTGGAACTATTAAACTGTATACTAATTC